TTCAGTTTTTTTTTAGATTTATCAACTATTTTGTCGCGAGTTTTATCTTTAGCTAAGACTTTTTTGGTGTCCTTTTCAAGCTTTTGCTCTTTTTTAATGAGTAGTTTATAACTTTTGTCCATAGAGTGTCCTATTTAAAAAAAGACCTTATCCACGCTGGGATAAGATCGATGATACGTTGCTTTCACTGAGCTGCAGTAGGAGCCGGAGGAACTGGGGCCTGAGCAGCAGGAACTACAGGTTCTACGGGCGCAACGGGCGATTTATGAGCTTGTAGGAACTCACATAGAGTATCGATATAAGCTTCCAATGTAGTGCCGTCTTTAGCGTAGTTAGCTTTGTACATCTCGACTAGATTAGTAAGTGGAGTAAGTAGTTGGCTAAAATGGGCAGTTGAGCGCATGATTGAGTTGAGTTTATCTAGCATTGTTAATTTCTCCTATAAGTTGATCTAAATAATTTTGGGCTTTTTCTTTGCAGTCGAATTCTTTTATTTTAAAGTCGTCATCACCGACATAAGCAGTAACATAAGGTCTCATAGTATTACGATCAGCGATACAGAAAAGATCAATATAAGAAATTTTTAAATAATCTCCTCTTAAATTTTTTAGATAATCTCCATAGATGGGAAATTCTGCTTCTTCATCATCAGATTCCCTTTCATGTAAAGCGGATTTACATAGATTTTCGCAGCATGAGTGTTTAAAGCCTTCGATGAATTCATCGATCTTTTTATCGTATAGTTGTTCTAGAAGTTCGTTTAATTTCATTCCTGCTCTCATTATTTACCTTTTTTCTTTGCTGCTTGTCGTTTTTCGCTATATGCTATGGCTACTGCTTGTTTCGGTGGTTTATTTGCAGCTATTTCTGCTTTAATGTTGGATTTGAAAGCTTCTTTGCTAGTTGATTTCTTAAGAGGCATTTGTAGTTTCCTTTTTTAGAGCAACGATGATCTTTTCGTAGTTAACGATGAATAGTTGTTCTTTGTCGTTTAATACCATAGCGGAATGATTTTGAATGTGTACATGATCACCAATGCTAAGACTGTAATTTTCAGAAACTTCATAGCCAATTTCAAGAATTTCGTAGAGAGGCAGATCGTTATCTTCACGCACTTGAATAATAACAACTTTAGAATCATCTTTGATCTTCTGTATTTTTTTAAGTATAACGTTTTTGCCTAGGGCTCTAAAGTTCATATGTTTTTTCCAATATATGCATTGCAAATTTGTATTTGGGATGGCTTTTTATTTCTTCTGTTGGTGGTTTGTAAATAAGTTTCGCGGAGTAGCTATCACATTTTACAGTAAAATCCCCATCGGGACAATGTACATCTAGTTCGTATGAATCCACTATTTTCCCTGCGTTTTGTTAACTTTTATATCTATATCGATGTTATGATTTTCGCTAAGAGCTTCGCGTGACACTTCGATTTTAATTGCGTCATCTGTTGCATAGTCTTCTACGTCTTTAGCTAGATCAGGGATGTACGAGCATCCCGTAAAAAACAAAACAATACCAATGAAGATGGAAAAAAAGAAGCAAAAAGTGGCAGCGAGCAAGAAATTCTTTACAATTGGATTGGGATTCTGCAGCATATATTGCACTCCTAAGATGATGGATGAAATCAAGATGTAGCCTTTTTATACTTTTGTGACAACTTCTATTTTTATTGGATATATCGCTTCGACTTGTTTGCGTTTGAGAATGGACATTGGAGTATCGCGACCTTTGACATCGATAAAGCTGATATCGCCATTAGTCCAAAAAACCTCATAATCTGCCACGTATCGCGTTTTCCCTGGTAAATCGAAGGAAACCTGCCTCAGGAAGAAGATAATATCTCCTTGAGCCTGCAATGTAGTTAGTTTACGAAAATAAGAAGCTTCTAACTTGCTAGGAAATTTTATCCCGTCGACTTCTGTCCGTTTTGCATTGTACTTATGTTTTATTGGCTTTTTTGATGCTCTTGCAAAATATTCTTCGATAGTAAGCGTTTTAGCTGAGTGCATCAATAATTTCCTGCATGAATTGTTTTCGTTGTTCTTGAGTTAAACCAGCTTCGAGATGATAAGACCAATCGTTGAAGATTGGTTGAAGTTTCTCAACCCAATATTCTTCTGGGATGGCCAACATATCATCATCAATGGATTCAGTCGGAGTGTGATACGGATTCCAATCAGTACAAGAGCAGTCTAAACAATGCTCGCTGCATTTTTCGCATTCACCCGACATTATTTGTTCCTTCTTAAATATTCCATGTAATCTTCTACAGCTTTTTTAAAGTTTACATTATCGATGCTTAAATTAACAACTTTAGGGCCACAAACGAATTCAATGTAGGTATTTCCGATGCAAATTTGAGTCAAACCGATCTTTTTTCCATCGAGTTGAGCTATAGACTTCAGATATTCTTGATTACTAATAACTTTATCATCTTTTGAGACTGTATCATTCCATGTCGAAGCTTTTTTTAGGCATGTTAGGATTCCTGCTTCATCATTAGCTCTAGCTGACCACGCTAAACAGCGTTTTACTGCTAGATTAACAGATTCCTCGGAGTTTTGAGAAGAAATTTTTTCTTTAAGAGCGTTTGATATTTTAAGATTATTCAAAGAAGAAAATACTACTACTGACTTTTGTTCTTTAGTAGTATTAGTAGTAGTATTTTTTTGATGATGAGAGGGAGGGGAGAAAGAACTACGTTCTTTCTTTAGTATGTGCGGGTTTTCCGCTGCGGTTAACCCGCTTTGGTTGAAACTATCTTGTGGAGGCATTTCGTCTCTGTTAAGTTCACCAAGTGGGATTTCCCTCTCTGGAATAAATATTTTAAATTCACTAATTTCATACTGATAAGGTTGAAATAATCCTTTTACTCTTTCTCGACTTCTAGTTGCGTAACCTGACGCAAGAAGTTCGTCTATCGCTGAATCTAGATAATCCTTACCTACGTCGAGAGCGTTCATTAAATGAGTATGATAGATTTTCCAATCGTTAGGAAGTGAAAGAAGGTAACAAAGAACTCCTTTTGCCTTTGGAGATATAGATTTGTCATGCAACATTTCGCGAGAAATCATTACATAAGGATTTTGTTTATCATGTTTAGCTCTGCGGAATGTGATTTGAGACTGTGTTTCTGACATAATTTTACACCTTTGTGAAATTATTTCGCTTTCCGTGTTGCGATAAATGTTCACTTTGTGTAATCTGGACGTATCTTATTCAGGGAAACGACCAAATTACTTGATTTAATTAAGTAATTTAAAATTTAATGTTAACTAACGTGCTGAATCCACATTAGTTTCTTTAAAAACATAACAATATATTTGAAAAGAAAACCTAAGATAGGCCTCTATATGATTAATCGCAAGATGAATCTTTAGAGGCCTTGTCGTTTATTGTAAGAAGTTTTTTTAATTCAACAATAACAATTTCATTCGCATAATTTTTGTGAGAGTTAACCAAATCGTGTCTAATATCCCCTGGAATGTATGGATTGTACCCTTTTCTTACTGCTTCCGCATTAGAAAAGGAATTTTTTGTACCATCGTTTCTTAAAAACTCGTATAAATCCATTGTCAAAATCCTTTTCGTTTCGTATTGTATAGTTGAGTTTCATGTTCCGTAAACTATCGGGGCCTTTGAGCACCGAAGGGCTATCTATGCAATGAGTGTAAAATATGTATATTTTTTTATAGCATGAGTTAACCTCGTCGGCCCCGTAAAGCTGATGGGGTTTTTTTATGCATTTAAAAATTCATTCAAATTTTCCATAGCCTTAGTGGCTATTTTTGCATCATCGTATTTTATAATACCATTAAAACCACTTCCAGATATTGCTATCTCGCATTCTTTTTGACTTACATGGGATACTGTGTCAATAACCACAATGAGGGGAGTTTTGGCTTGAGAAAAATAAAAACTTCTTAACATTTTTTTCCTTTGAACTTAATCATTAAATTTATAATATGACATTAACATTCCAGTAGGTCTCGACGCTGACTGCATTGTTTTTTCATTAATTTTCCTCCTTTAGGGCCCTAGAATTGTTCTAGGGTCTTTTTATTTACATATCCACACAAGTCTCTATATCATCGCTATTTTGACAAACACACGTCATATTCTGCAAATCAGGTGGACAAACTTTCTTTGGTCTTCCGATCTTTTTAGAAGACATGGCAAAATCATTAAATACCACTAGTTTTCTTGTTAATTCAGAAATTTTCTTTGCCATCCTACGGCTCGGATAACACGCACCTCTACATATCATTGATATATAATTTCTAGTGCATCCTAACTTTTCTGCAAACTCTTCTTGAGTAAGCATGTTTTCAAATAAATATTGTTTTAGTTGCATATCCCCCTCATGTTTAAGTCACAGTATACATTACGAAAGTTTTTTCGTATATATTTACTTTTCGTTTGCATTATATTTTCGTATTGTGTTATATTTGCATTATCAAACAACAAGTCTCCCGATAGAACCTTAAGGTGTAGGTCGTAGCAGTTGATTGATCAATACAATGTAAAGCGGATTTACATACGAAAGAGGAGGTAAAATGAAAAAAGAAAAAGCTTATAAATTAGGTGTTGAAGGTTTTTTAAAAGGATTAAATTCAGCTCCATACATGAATAAAGAGTTTATGGATACGCTTGAAAACTGTAGTTTTTCTGAGACAGAAAAGCTTAAAAAGCGTTGGGTTTTGATGAAATTATATATCGAAGGTTATACGTTTGCGAATTTACAGGAAATAACATGAGTGTTTACAAATGCGGAATATGTGAGGAATACAAAGATGCTGATTTTAGCGGTTGTAATGAACATCCTTCGAATGAAATGGAATGTATTTGCGATGAGTGCGATTCAAACTTAGAGGAAATGGAATGTTAAAAGGATACTCAGTAATAAGGAAAACAGTGAGAGGTCGAAAGGTATACGAGCTTAATTACTCTAAGACTGGCTTTACATCAGTGACATTAGGTCTAATCAAGACAATGAAAGAGGTAAGAGAAATAGTAGAAAAACATCGAGGTGAAAGATGCTTGCTGAACAAATAATGGAGTACTTCATATTGATGATGGATACAAGTTTAGTACAAAGAGTTAATGAAATATTGGCTTACAAATACGCTGATAAACAACGGTTATCTTGGGAGAATCAAGGTAAATTAGTTGCGATGGTTAAAAAAACATACAATGCGATGGAGAGTTAAAATGTACGATTACGACAAAGATTACGATGGTGAATACGAATTCGTTTCTAAATGGGCAAAGGAATTATATCACGAGATTGAAGATTATTATGTTGAAGCAATTCCTAACGCTGAAATTAGAAAGAAATATCTTGAAATGATGTGCGAAGCTTGGAATGAAGAAGATATTTCGGTAGTATCAGAATTTAGAAAATTAGGATTCACTCAAAAACATTACGAAGCAATAACAGGAAATGTTGACGCACTGATAAAAAATCACTGGGATGATGAATTCGTGGCTAGGTATCAATACGCAATGTGCGATTAAAAAATAAAACAACAATAACAATAAAATATCATTAAGGAATAATTATCATGACATTACAATTACAAAATAATCAAGATCAAGATCCAGTATTAAATGAAATTGCACAAACTCAAAACTTGTGCGCACAATTAATGAAAACTCCACACTACGCCAAAATGGGTGCTGAAGGAATTTTTGCAATAACCCAGAAAGCTAAAAGCATTGGAATGAGTCCATTGGACGCTCTTAATGGTGGGATGTACTTTGTTAAAGGAAAAGTCGAAATGAGCGGTCAATCTATGCTAGCTATAATCCGATCTAAAGGCCACAGCGTATCGATGGATCCTAAATCTACAGATACAAAAGTAATTATGTATGGTAAACGTTGCGACAATAACGATTCGTGGAGAGTTGAATTTTCAATCGAAGACTCAAAAGCACAAGGAATATATCAAAATCAGTGGATAAAAATGCCTAAAGTTATGTGTATGTGGCGTTGTGTATCACAGTTGGCAAGATTTCTTTTTAGCGACGTGATAAAAGGTATTTACGTACAAGGGGAAATTGCGGATGCCATACCATTCAATCAACCCGTAGTTTATGAAGCAAATGAAATAGAACTAACTCAAAAGTCTAGGTATTTGACTGAAGCGGAAGAAAAACAAGAATCTAAAAACATAAGCAAAGAACAAGCTTTAGAACTTAAAACATTGATTGATGAGTGCTCAGAAGAAGAGCAAAAGAAGTTCAAGCAATTGATGGTAGACTCGGGATACAAAGCTTATAGTGATATTCCTACTGCTAATTATGAGACATTGAAGTTAGTGGCTATCAAACGTAAAGCTGAATATGCAGCACATTTGAATACGATAGTTTACGCTAATGAAGAATCTGCAATTACTGAAGAAGGAGAATAACATGAGCGCTGCTCTAATTTTTGACGAGATAGTTGATCGATGCGGTGAATATTTGGAAATGGTAGATCCTGATGAACAGTCAGGACTATTAATACAACTCTTGTGCGAAATGGTAGTAAAAGAACGTGACGAGAAAGAAACTTACAAGAAGATGTTTGATAATCACAAGTGCGAAAAGATAAGGTTAAATTCATGATAGAATTACCACTAACACAGGGTAGTAACGAGTGGAAAGCATGGAGAGATACTGTAATAACTGCAACAGACAGTGCAGTGATTTTGGGTATCTCCCCTTTCAAAAACCCCGCGGAACTGTTGGGACAGAAATTGGGTCAAAAACCTCGAACAGAAACAAATGATAAAATGGCTATGGGAAACTTTCTTGAGCCCATAGCTAGAGAAAAGTTTAATGAAATTACTGGATTAAATGTAGTTCCAAAAGTAGGTATAAGCAAGATACGACATTGGATGGCAGCATCATTTGACGGTGTTTCTGCTTGCAATAGGCACGCAGTTGAGATAAAATGTTCTCTTAAAATTTACGAAAAGGCGCTGAAGGGCATCGTAGACCCAATTTATTATGCACAAATGCAACATCAATTATCTGTTCTAGATATATATAGGATTAGTTTTTTCTCTTACTGGGAAGGAAAACACGTGTTGATAGAGTTTGATAGGGATGACGCTTTTATGAATGATATGATCGTAAAAGAAAAAGAGTTTTATAATTTGTTAATGGAAAATATTAAATGCTAGATGAAGATTTTCAAGGATTAAAATAATGTTAGTCCAACTTGAGTTTTTTAAGACTCCAGAAGAATGTTTTCAAGAGCAATTGATCGAACGTATAGATAAAATGGAAGTATCTCAAAACAAGGTACGTCGAGCTGTGTTTGCACGCGATGGAAAACAAGATTTCAGACTTGATGAACTGGAAGAAAGGGTGAAAATATTAGAACGTTTTGTATGTCGAAGATAGTTCTACAACCATATTGTTGAAATGAACTAATTGGTCTACAATATATCTAAAAGGATAATAAATGAGTAAGTTTTTATATGTTTTGGCGTTTATTTCCTATGGATTACTGATAGCAAGTTATCTGCCACCACTAAGAAAAGTTGAAATATCCTTAAATCCCCGACAGTTTAAAGAGTCGAATGTTTACAGTATGGATATTGTTCAATATGTTTGGCTGGACGGCTTTAGGGTTGGTCAGGAATGCTATGAACAAGGATTCGTGATACCAGAGGATGGTCCTAAATGAGCGACGAAGAATATCGCATACGGATAGAATTTATTCACAAGAAAGTGTGTTCAGTTCCTTACTTAATGATGAAATATAAGATTACTCAAGATAAAGCTTACGAATATATGAAAGAGCTTTTTTATTTGGCTGATAGCTGGACGAAAAATAAAGAAGGTAAAATTGTGAGCGTAAGTAAAAGATGACAAAGGAAATAATGGAAACAAAAAAGAAAGTGGGAAGGCCTAAAGGGGTTAAAGACACCGTGAAGACTGCAATTAACCTAGAAGATAGACTTAATGATATTGATAAAACTCTCAGTAGAACAATTGAAATTTTAAATAAATTAACTGATAGAGTTTTAGTCCTACAAAATTATTATTCATTGAATGAACCTAAAAAGTTAGGCTTGTTTGATAGAATTTGTAATTATTTTTGTGGTGAGAAATGAAAATGTAAAGTATTTCAAGTGATGTTTATGAAATGTACGAGATGCAACAAAGACATACCAGATAATGAATCTTATTTCTCAGGGAATATTGTTCCTGCATGTTGTAAAGATGGTACAAGAAAATTTGGTTTTGCTCCCCGATCAATTTTCTGCGAGGGATGTTTGAAAGAAATGGAAAAGTTTTTCCTTAGAACTGGTATTAATGACAAGTATTTCAAGTGATATTTTTAACGATATCGTAAAATTAAAATATGATAGCCTTAGAAGTACCTGAAAGGGCATGTTCTAAAACCAAAAGCAACATAATTATGCGTATCAGACAATCAGGACGTAAAATGGCACTAGAGCAATCCGAAATATATGAATTGCATACGATGATGATTAATTGGTTTGCAGAAAGAGATAAAGATCCTGCTGATATTATGGCATTTCTATCTGCAACATATCTAGGACAACTTTGTTTAAATGGATATGATGAAGATTTTATTGATAAAACTCTTCTAAGAACAAAAGAGAAATGGATAAATCATCCTCTACGAAAAGGGAAAATAAAGAATCAGACATGAGGACGTAAAATGAAGAAAAAAGAATTAAACCCCGACGAACAAGAAGCAGTTAAGTTAATTTTAAGATTTGGTGAGATTGATGGTAGTCATCATAAGCAATGGGTTTTAGATCAAGTTCTAAGAATTTTATTCAGACAAAATTATAAAAAAGAAATGAAAGAATTTAATTCAGATCCTGAATATAGCAAATGGGATGAAGGCATAGCGCCATGAACTGGGTCAGCGTTAAGGATAAGATTCCTAAAAAGAACCATGAAGTCTTATTTGTTAATGGTAAAAATGAAGTTTCAGTGGGAAGTTTGATGCCTTATGAGCCTGGTAATGACATTTGGGCTTCCGATTATTCAATTTATTTTAACGACACTTTACAATGTGAATTGGCAACATGTAAATTCTGGATGCCGTTACCAAACCCACCTGAGGAAAAAAAATGAACTGGATCAAAATGGAAGAGGATCAACCGGAAATAGGTAGTATTGTTCTTTGTTGTGATATGTACAATACATTTATTTCACTCGGAAGATATGTAGACGTGGATGATGAAAATGAATTTGATTTGATGCTTATAGATAACATAGAAATAGATTCTGTAATTACTCACTGGATGCCTTTGCCAAAACCACCTGAGGAATAATGGATATTGAAGAAATAAGAAAATCTTATAGATTTGAATATGAAAAAGAGTGTGCTGTATGTGGTCTAAAACAAAAAATTCTGACGCAAGCAAATAATTTCCCGGAATATGATACCGAAATATATTTAGAATGCCAATGCGGAAAATACATAGAATTTGTTTTACCTGTTAATTGAGGGATAATGTTCAAGCGTTTTAAAGTGATGGATATTTTTCATGATGAATATTTGAAAGAAGTTGATGAGTGGGTTGATGTAAAAAATCTTCCTGATGAAATTAAAAATATCTACAAAGTTAAACTTAGTAATAACGATCAAACGACAGCTTACTTTTGTCATGATATGTGTATTGGATTAATTTCATATTATAAAGCTGCTGCATCGTATTGGTGGAATAAACAAACAGGCGAGCCCATATATGATGTCACTCATTGGGGTAAGCCTAAAAAGGAAATAGAATGAGAGAACTTTTACTGGTGAAATTACCTAAAATACCAAAAAGTGATCAAGAATTTTTTGGTATAGGTTATTACACAGATCATGGATTTGTTTTTTTGCTTATTACAGAAGATATTATTAACACAAAACCTTTGAGATCATTTCCTTTTCCAAAAAATACTGGTTATGATTCAGAAAATCAGTTCGAAATATTAGGAACAATTAAAAACATCCAAAAGGATTTGTAATGAGAGAACTTTTGATTTCATTGATAACGACTTCTGCAATAATGGTCGTTGATATTACATTTAGCTCGCTACGTGCATTCTGGCGGTACTTCGTTTACTTTCTGATGTCATTAGCAACTCTATGGGCTTTGTCTGATAAAGCACAGGCAATAGAAATAGCTCCTGGGGTCTTTGCATTCGACCTTAATAAGTATGAAGGGACTTTGTCACCCAATGAAAGAGCCCGTTATGTAGACGCAATAAATTACAATGAACAACAAGCAATAGCGTGCTACGATCAAGCAAAGATTAAGTGTTGGTGGCTACCTGATCTGTCCGATAGAAATAGAGCGCAGTATTGTTTTAATTCGTTCATGGCAACGTTAGCGGCATCCACGCCCATGTCTAAGTGTATTCATGCTCTCATCAGCATGCTGACCAACTACGGTCTTGATTGCCTCTATGAATGGAATAACATCAATCAATTGTTACTACGTAGCCAATACCATTACGAAATGAAAGAATTTTACGAAACTGTGTTGATTAAAGGTTAATGTAAAGCGGATTTACACGAATGAAAGATAAATACATCACATTTTGCATAGGCGACGAAGAATACACTTTGCGTAGGAACCAATTTTTAAGGGTTATCTTAATAAATCCCAATATGCCCGATGAAGACAAATATAATTACTTGATCCAATCCAAATTTTCACCTAAATTTATTGCTCTAGAATTGATGAAAATGATGAGACAAAAAGAAATCTCGATGGATGAAATTTTAAATGACACTGAGGAAACAGAATAAATGGAACCAGTAAGACTAATGCCCAATCAAGTATTTTTGATGGATGAAGATCTAGAACGTGACTTTGATTCGGTATATGATGCAGCTAAACGCACATTCCTAAATTATGGGGCGCTTTCAGCCAACGAGATACGTAGTCTTTTTGCTGTGGATAGAAAAACAGCTGATGAGGTTATGGATAAGATTAAATCTGAGTACATATCAGGAATTTTTAGATGAAAAACTGTGATATGTGTGGATCAAAAATAGAAAATAATCGATGCGACTGCGGAATTTGGGTGGATGCAGAAAAAATGAAGGATAATCCTATAAAACTATCTATAGAGTCATTTCATGAGATGAAAAGATTAACTTTTACCGCTGACGCTCCACACTTAGGATGTGCAGTAGTATTTTTCAAGGGAGATTACAATGATTGTAAAAAAGTCGAAGATTTCATTTGTAAAATGAAAAATCGTCCTTACTATTATGAGAAAAACTAATGCCAAACTACGAATACAAGTGCCCCGATTGCAATGTGATTGAAACATATAATCACAGATCTAATGAACCTTGTAGACCGTTGTGCATTAAATGCAGTGTAAAAGGTGTATATATGAAAAAAGTTATTACTGGAGGATCTGCAGTTCACTTCAAAGGATCAGGATTCTACGAAACGGATTACAAGGGGAAGTAAATGGTCATATTGTTCGTTCTTGATGGGACACTAGCTAATTGCGAGCACCGAAGGCATTTTGTTGATCCTAATAAAAATCCTGATGTGGTTCATGGAATTCCGCCCAACGAAAGAACTGGTGGAGTTATGATTATGCGTGATTATCATAAGACTACAGGTGAATTATGGAAACCCGACTGGAAATCCTTTTACGAAGCTTGTGATCAGGATGAGCCAATTGGTCCTGTGATAAATATACTCAGTGATTTTATTGATGATGAATATCACTCAACAGAAGTTCAAGTTTGGTCTGGTCGATGCGAATCTGTTAGAGAAAAAACAGAAACTTGGCTTAAAAAATATACATCATTTGGAAGGATGAATTGCAAAGTCCTAAAAATGCGTCCTATAGGCGATTCAACACCAGACGATGAACTTAAGATGAGATGGCTAGATGATCACATTGCCAAAGGTTGCGAAGAGATATATTTTGTATTCGATGACCGACCTAAAGTTATAAGGGCTTGGAGAAAACGTGGGATATTCGTATTCAATTGTTGCCAACATGATGAGGAGTTTTAAATTCCTGATATATCACTATGTAGAAACGAGGTTTGCCCGTCAAAACTAAAATGTTATCGATTTATGGCGATTCCGTGCCAATATCAGACATACTGTGAACCTGTTATCGATGGCAATAGATGCTCAGATTTCTATGAGATTGAAAAAGGACATAGATTAAGAATCATCAATCCTCGTTGCATCCCTGATGCTTAACAGGAAGTTTAGGGATCTTCTTATCGGTCATCTCAACTTCCCGTGTCTGTTCAACATTCTTTATATTATGTGTTTTATGTTTTTTATGCCTCGGTGGCGTGCAGCAATTGCAGCTCCCCGAGACATCAATTTCAATTTCGACTTGTGGCTTATCATCTGATGGTATGCAGCAAAAAGACATACATTACCTCTTTTTAAGTAGATAATAAGATTCCCGAAAAAGTTGAAGCAGCTGGTAGAACTGTACTTTGAAGAGGTTCTCCAAATATACCATACATGCCTGTTCCGTCTGCATCAACAAGTATCTGAACCGTATCACCAGCCGACATTGGCATCGACCACGCACTACTCATAATTAATGAATTTGTATTAACATAGGCGCCAATACCGACATATTCTAAACGAAGTGATTGTACACTTCCAGCATATGATAATTCTGAAAATAGATTTGATATAAGGTTGTTTAAGTTGTAATAATAATTTACTGTTGAGAATCCATAAAAACCAGTTACTGGAGCTGTAAAAACTCCTGTAGTATTATTATAAGCTGTTCCAGAACTTGGGTTAGTTATTGTATCATAAACAACAGTCGTTGGAGTTCCAGCTGTTACAGTAAGAGGTGATGTTAAATAAGCTTGAAACCAAACACCTGTTGCGCCAGGGATAGCTTGCGTACCTAACTGGCCTGTAGTTGGATCTATGGTTACCATATTGGGACTTGTAATCGTGTTGCCGTTAATTCCAGCAATATAAGTGGTCGCGATTCCTGCACCACCACTTTGAGGGAATTGCTGCCCCAGTCTCATAACATTATTGTCGCCACTAACACCTGGATGAGCTATATCGATATTAAATGAATCACTTCCCGTTAATGCATCACCTGCACTAGATCCCAAAGCTAAATCAAAAGTTCCTGTTGTTAACGTAGCAAGTGTACTTTGTCCAATTCCAGTGCAAAAAGAAGCCGATGTCGCTACCTGAAAACCATCATAGGAAACAATTACATTATTTGAAGCAGTCGTTGCAGCTAAAGCATTATTGAATCCCAAAATCACATTTGAACTAGAACCCGTCGTTAAAAGAGGAGCGTTATACGCCCCGAATATCGTATTTTCTGGAGATGTTGTAGGAAGGGATAAATTTCCTGAACCCTGACCAATTACAGTATTAAAACTCGCATCGGTGACTTCCAAAGTTGAAACAGTTCCGCCATTAACAAATTTTACAGAAGAACCAGAGCCGTTACTAGCATTATTAGCGAAGATGGTGACCGCTGATCCTGATATAGAACCTACGTCTCCAGCGATTGTTGTGATTCCACCACCGCCGCCGCCGCCTGTACCCTGTTTGTATATTTGTGACATTGATACCTATTGGTTTTGTGCGTAAAGATATGAAATCGAAAATGTGCCTGATGCACCGTTTCCAGAAAAGGACGTCCCTTGTGCAAATGTATAGTTGGGAGCTATTCCATGATTGGCTCTCATGTCTAATAGAACAGCTTCTCCCGCTGGAAAAGTTCTCCAGGTAGTCGTTCCACCATCTAAGGAGATGGCAACTGCTACGGTACCCTGATTATCGAATATGATAATCACAGGGCTTGCGATCAAAGTACCTATTTGGGTGAAAGTACCTGTCATCGTTGCTGTTAGTTCTGGTGCTGCTAAAGCGTTTTGACTAAAGTTAATTGCCATATAATCCTTAGTTTATGATCCAATAATTTACAGTAGAAGTATCCGTACCACTTGTGGAATCTATAGTGAAACTTGTTCCTGCAACAATTGAAGCTTCCGGGGCTGATAGTTCACCTGTTGTACCCGCAGCTGTGTTTCTAGATACAAATATTAAGGAAGAAGCTGTTACTGCTGTAGTTGCAACTACAATTGTACCACCTGCTAATGTTGCTGTTCCTACTGAAGCAGTAGCTGGTGTTGCTGCACTAATATCAACTTTGGAACCTGCACCACTTAAAACAAGATTACCTAAAGTTGCAGTATAGTTTCCTGTAGTGGCTACAAAACCACTGGCCGTAACTGTTCCTGTAGCTGCAATTGTACCTGGAGCAATAAATGTAGTTGGGATAGATAATGTAACGACTCCGCCAACGGGAGGAGATACTGTGATCTGATTTGTAGTTTCTACAACGCTTGTAATAGCACCAGAAGCACCAACTACTTCAACCCAGTTTGCTGTTAATTGGCCCGCTATAGTCGACTTATTAAGTAAATACCAAAGAGAATTACCTACAAATAGCCACCATTTCCCGGTTGGATATACTACATCTAATGTAGTAGGAACTCTCACATCAATGTGAGGAACTTCTATATTTTCAGGACGACTGCCAACGGCAATTCCGTAGAGATTAGCGCCAGGCTGGAAATGTGAACTCATAATGAACCTCAATTTAGTGTTAAGTTTAAATTTAATCCTATATGTATTAATTGTGTAGGGAAATCTTTAATGTTGTGTTATATCCAATGTTATGATATAATCTTATGGAAATGAATGACTTATAGGAATTATTTTATGGAAACATCAGTAATATTGACTGGTATTGGTACTGGACTTGCAATAATAGGATCGAACATTGCATTAATTTCATGGTTACGTGCTGATATGAAATCCTTTGAAATAAAAGTCGAAAGTTGGAAAGAAGAAATCAATAAAGAATCAAAAGATTTTCACGGAAGACTAGAAAGAATGGATTGCGAATTTAAGATGAGACTTTGCTCTATAGAAGAAAGAAATAAAGGAAAGTAAAATGTTTATGTTAATATTTGCGTTAATAGCAATTCCAATGTTTCTTTTGCTTAATCATAATGATAAATTGGAGTCAGAAGAAAAACTTCAAACTCGAATGGAAGTTCAAAGATTGAAAGAAGAAATAGATTTTATGAAAAGAGACAGAAGATACCACTAAGGTTTTTTTTGTTCTTTTGGTCTGTTTTTTAACTCTTTTCTCAAACGGTTGTCAAAAAATTTCAGACCATTTACGGCTTCATTCAGCGTTGGGTTTTGTTCTTTTTTTTGGGGTACTGAGATTTCCTTTTTGATCATATTTTTCCTTAGAAATTTTATGTAAAGATTTTTGAATTGTATGTAATAGGTTATATTCGTTAGTGGCGTATCCCCACGTGATCCCTTTATTTTCTTTGGAATAATTTGGGTTTATTTTAATTTGACTATGAAATCCTGCACCTCTTGAATCCATAACGCCTGGCTTGTATTCCCCAATACCTGTTTTGCCTTGTCCTTTTGGTTCATATAATCCTAGAGCAATATTCTTATAAAGATCTTCAGGAACATCTTTATACCACGCAAACTTTCCATCATAAAACTGTGTTATCAGTAAATTCATTCCGGGCACATGAACCATACTTTGCAAAGCTGTAGATTTCATATTTTCAGGAATGCTATTTACAATCTGTCTTACAGCATCTTCAACGTCTTCAGGCTCATTTTTGATTTCACTAACTTTAACATTTTGAGTTTTACCTTCTACATTAATCTTAGCAATTCCCTTATTGATTGATTCAACCTCTCCAATTTGACCTTTAGGTAACATTGCAAGTTTTCTAAAGGGTTCTGTTTCGATTGGTTTTTGTTCGATTGGCTGTTGAATTTGAGTTTGAGTTTGAGGATTTATTACAGGTTCTGAAACTTTATTTTGAACAGGTTCATTTTTTGGCAACAATGGATTTTCATTTTTAAGATCTGGTGATTGTTCTCTAGCCTCTTGTTTTCCTTTAGCTGAATTAGGATGAGGTTGTTCTTGTTGAACTTGTTGTTTATTTTGTGCTTCTTGTTCAAGAAAACTTTTATAATCTTCAACGGCACCATCTAAACCTTGTGGTGATTTATCAAATAATGCAACAACATTCTTAGGTAATACAGAACGTAATATTAGTGAAGTTTCGAGAGGGTTTTTACCACTCCTTATTGCCATTTCAAAGCGTGTATCTTGTTTAAGACTTCTAGCAAGATCAACGCTTTTCATAATATCACGTTGAGGAGTTTCTTGAGGTGCTTGCGGTGAAAGTCCTTGAGAAGGTGGTGGTTGTTGGGGTTGGTTCGGGTTTCCATTCATAGGAGGTTGTGGCATCATATGTGCCAAGCCTCTAGGCGATTGAGGATTTTTAGGTGGATTGCCTCTTCCTTGCTGAGGATCGCCTATTTGTTGTCTATTTGGCAAGCCTCTTGGTCCGACTGGAATAGTAGTCGCTCCCCTTCCTGTCCCTTGTGCCTGTCCTCTAATAGCAGGTAATATATCACTTGGTTGAATAGCTCTTCCCCGATTGGCTAAGGCAAGTCCTCCAGCTGCAACAGCTCCAACAGTTCCCAATAACCCTAAACCTTCCAAAGCTGCTTTTCTCTTATTTGCAGAGACATTCTTATGATATTTTTCACGTTCGGTTAGATATTGATCGGGATCATTTGATTTTGATTTCGAAAGAACACTTAAAATCGTACTTGAAGTATATCCTGCGATTCCCAATGTGTTAATAATATTCGCAGCTTTTGGTGATAATTTAGCCAATTGATTAACAATTGTTCTAGCTGTATATCCTCTACTTATAGCACTGGCAATAACGGCAGCCATTAACTACCACCTAAATTAAATTTCTTAAGGATTTTACCAAGTGTTGTTAAGGGAGGTTGATCTAATGTATCGGTAAAAGCCAAATCTTGATCCGGATTTAATTTGATTTTTCCATTTATAACCATATCATCTAATATGTCTTTATATGTTTCCCAATCTACATTTTTTTTCTCTAGTTCTTTTCTTAAAAGAATTAAATTAGTATTTGGATCTGAAGTTAGTATATTTTCGATAGATCCTTTTATTTTTTCTAAGTCTTCTGGCTTATGAATAAGTTTAGGCAACTTTCCTGCCCTAGCAGCTGATAACTTTGGTTTCTCTGTATATTCTTTTTTAAACTCTGGTAGTTGGGCTATAGTTTTTTGTGTATTTTCTGGGAGATTGCTAACCAATGATTCCACTTCTTCAGGATAATAGCCTAATCCACTTAAAAGTTTTCTTTCAGTGTCGAATAAACCTTGGTCATGTAAAAACTTGAGTTTTTCTCTCATTGCTCTATTTACTTTTTCTTCTTCGCGTCCTGTTCCAGATATATCCTGAACGATTCCTGAAAATAACCTTCTTGGACCTATACTATTTTCTATAGCTGAAACTTTGTTTTTAAATTGAGCTGCTTTTTTAGCTAGGCTTTTTCTTGCTTCCGCTGGACTTAATTTATTCTTTTCCTCTTCTCCATAACCTCTAAAAATAGCTGTTAATTCTGGCGAAGCATCCGGCATGACTTGCCCAATAGCTTCTTGACCGAGATTACCATAAGCTTCAGTTTGTGCTTCAACCCTGTTATTATGATTAATATTTTCTGTGTTTAAACTATTTTGTAATTCAAAACCTTGTTCATCAGTCATTGGAACATTATTATCTCTATATTGTTGTGCCGTCTGCTGACCTTTTGCCCAAACTTCTTCAGGAGATAAAACAGGCAATTTTTCTTGAGAAGCAGTTGGATTATTTACAGTATTTTTTTTCGTAGGATTTGTAGTATTATTCTTGGGACTATTTGGCGAAAAAGGATTAATTCCAGAACCTGCATTAGCTTGATTCATCTTTCGTCCAGATGTCAGTTTATCTGAAAGTAGCATTTCTCTTGTTCTTTCATCACGGATTCCAGAGAGATCTTGGCCAGTTTCTCTTTTAATAGCTTGATTTTCTTCTAAACGCTGTTGTTCTTGTTTTTGAACACCCATAGCCTCTGAAAAAGATTGAGCACCACCCATGACTCCACTAAGTGCCTGATTCAGTTTATTAGGTCTAGACCGTCCTAAAGTTTGTATTACCATGATTTATCCTATGCGTATATTCCTTGCGCTTGCGCAACTGTTGCTTGACCACCGCCACTACCTTGACCATTCCAACTTGGTTTCCATCCAGGAGAACCTTGCCAGCCACCGCCTCCTCCACCACCACCTCGACCACTTAGGCTTGATCCTGCACTATAACCAGCTTGAGCACCTGATACAGCTCCCATAGGTCCACCTGCAAAGAATCCACCTACAGCACCTACGCCACCACCAATTAATCCGCCCCAATTCGTTCCTTCTTTCTCGGGCTTCATATAACGCTCGTAAGGATCGATATTAAGAAGATCAGTACTCATGTTGTGGAGATCTCTTATGGCTTGATTGCGAAGATCTCCACGCTTAGCTTGTAAATCTTGAGCAAAGTTTGATGCTTGCGCACCCATAAAGTTTTGAAACCCACTACTTCTGCGTGCACTCAATGATCCTTGACCACCTCCAGCACTAAATCTAGAGGCAAATTCACCAGTCTTTTCATTAAATTGTCTATGTGCCGGTGCTTCCATTTCATTAAAGGTAGATTGATCGCCATTAGCCAACTTGTATAAATAACTATCAGGCCCAACCCCTTGCAATTCCTGAGCCATTAGAGCTTGTTGTTCAGGAGATTGTTTGTTGAACTGGCGCAATCCTGATGGAATCTTTTCTTTAATCTGAGGAGGTGCTTTACCTGTTGATCCTGACATTGAACTCATAAAATTACTCCTAGATTAAGCATTAGACATCCATTCGATTATTACGATTAATGACGTGGGCGTAGGTGCATCATCACCAGAGACAAAGTTTATACTAGTATTATCTATATAGAAAGTAACTTGTCCAGCTATAGCAACCGTACTTGCTGGTATTAAACCAAACCATCTACCCGTAGAATCTGTATACTGTCCCCACATCCTTGTAAAAAAAGGTATAGCATTATAGATATTTGTAAGTCCATGGGGTATTGCAGCAGTCGAAGTACCAGTGTAGACTTGTCTTAATGTCTGCTGTCTATTATTAGTTAAGAAATAACTCTCTCCTGTAATTGCCATCTTATTCTTTGGGAATATACCTATAATTCTTGAATTAACAACATTGGCTATATCGAGATAAGCTTTATTAAGTTCAACCGATAATTGATCGGATTCTGTTGGAAATTCCCTTGTAGTTCTTAAGAACGTAACATTATTAACAATATTTGATGATAATGACATATTAGACCAGTAGTGATGAGGTTGAGCAATCCATTATGATACCATGTAGTTCAATCTCTGCAAAAGCATTGAGTGCATCAACTTCAGCTATTCTACCACCTGAAATATATGGTTCATATCCCATTGAAGAATCTACATTAATCGTTACTGTAGTGGAATCCGATGCAATCACATGATAGTTATTTCCATTCAATTGAACCGTACCGACAACACCTTCGATTCTGACTTGCTGTTGAACTGTTGAATTGGCCGTTGTCATTATTATAGTTGGATTACCTAATGTAATCCCTGTTATTGGAGAAACAATCGAAGATGGATGTAAATACCTAATTTGTTCATCTGACATTGTTAGTCCGACTTGAACGGTATCACCTATCAGGGATGTATTAATTCGATGCCATATTTGTTCTTGAGGACTTGTACCACTACTAGGATCATTTATCATCATCTGGCTAGCATTAAATGGCGTCAGACCTAAATTTGTACTTTCTGGACAAGTATAAAGTACCTGTGAGTAAAGTAATGAGTTATTTGTTGATGATGTACTAGGAACAATTGGAGGATTGTTATACGGATTAGCTGCATCCTGACTCAAAAACATCTGTAGTGTAATTTCTGATCTAGGTGTAGTAGTTAATAGATATTGTTGAACTCCAATACGAGTTTTACGTCCTGTATCCCATGCAAGAGGGAATTGCTTAGATTGAATGAATGGAACATATATTAATGTGATTAACCCTCCACCGATATAAGTTGCTGATCCAAGCATTGGGTCTGGATCAAGTTGAAACGTGTTCTGAGTCACATTAAATACAGAAAATATTGCATTGTTAACGAAATTACCAACAGTTCCTAAGCATCCAGTGATTTGTATGTAACTATCTTCTGTTAGATTATGATTTGGAACTGTTACGGTATTTGTTGTACCATTAAATGAAATAATAGCTAGAGACTCAGCTTCATCTGTTCCTTCATCACGGAATATTAGAAATCCCTGCGAATTTCCACCGATAACTTCTTGTTGAAGAACAGTTGAATTACCCGCATTCCAAGGATCGTTCCACGCTTCCCATGTATTATAAACCAATCCTACAGTTTGCCATGTAAAACCTGTTTGTCTTCTAAATGCTCCGTAACTCGTATAAGATTCATTAAATAACGCCCAAGAATTATCTCTATAGTTATAAAGTAATGTTTGATTTGGGAAAATGGCAGTTGGAGTTTCATCATTTTCATTGTTCGCGTTATAAGTAAAATAAATCCACTCGTTGATGAAATCTCTTGAAGCACAAAATCTTTCGTTTCCGTTGTTTGTTAGATTCATTTGGAAAACTTGATCTGGAATATCAAGATCTATACGCTGGGAGTCTGTTTGACCTGTCATTGTATATCCACGCGTTCCACGGGATAATACGCCTTTATCAAGTGTAATAGTTGAGAATGTGCTTGCATCACCCAGTTCTGAGTTAATGATAAAGAAATTGAAAGGTACTAAATCATTCCCACTATATACCAATTTAGTTTTTAGGCTGGAAAATCCTACGATTAACACATCTTGGTTAGGGGCTGACGTTGTTATGGGTTGAGGCAATCCTGCCGATACAAAACCTCCAAATCCTGTTTGATCTTCAAAGAAAGCTGAAGGTGTGGCCGTTTGTTGTTGTGGAGCTAACATTGTTACATAACCTGGAGGTGTGGTAACTGGTGGTAACGGATAGTTTGGTGTAGCAGAAAAAGAAACGTTGTAATAAGGCGTGCCATTTTGACTGTAAACAATTGTATCTTGAAGATAGATGGGTGTGCCTCCTGAGCTCTGAACAACGGCACCAAGGAACAACAAACGGTCTTTAAAGGGAACAATCATGCGAGCATTAACCAAATAGTATTTCGCTGCTGGCAAATCTGCTATGGGATAGAAATCTTGCGACAATGGAGGACAAAAGTTAACCCAACCGAATCCAGGAGTTGGCACGGGATTATTTACTACTCCATCTGTTGGATCGCCATCGTACCATCTTAAACAATCCTTAGTTGGATCAACATTATTTGTTAAGTACTGGACTATTCCACCGCCTCCATAAGTACCAGCTATCGTTGCATTAGGAAACTCTACTGTAATGCTAACACCTGCAACAATTGATATTACATATCCAGTCTGGAAGTTTATTCCTGTTATTCCCACAACTTCGTTTATAAAGACGAAATCACCAACTACAGCAGGACTTGCAGCAATTGCTATTGTCACAATTGCAGGAGGTCCGGCAGCAACAATTGTTGCTCCAGTAACTAACGTAAATTGCATGCCAATATTAGTAATATTAAAAGGTATAGGAATGCCATTAGTAGCCCAGAAGGCATTTTCGTAATTAGTCGTCCAAAATTGCTGGTAGTTTTGTCCGTTCCATTGTACTGGTGTTGCATTGGTCTTGGGTGTGTATCCTGGATAAAGATCAACATTTGCTGCGGGATTTTTATAAAAACTTATATTGTAATTTGGATATGGAATAGCTGTTACAACATTATAGGCTTTCGTTATATCAAATGCTATTGTTCCTGGAAACTGCGTTGGTAATAATTGAAGATCTCTTTCTCCCATTGCAGGAAGTAGTGGATAATAGTTAAAGGATGCGGAAACGGCCAATCCCGCTTGTGCAGGTATATTAATCGCTCCAGTCACATAATTAATCGTTCCTTCTGGAACTAGATCTGTAGCAAAACCACCCATATCATATGCTGTAAATGTAGTAGAGTCTACATCTATAGTTATTGTAGTTCCTGTCACTGATATTATCGTATAGATATTATTATTAAGTTCTACAGTACCTTGGACAGCTGTTATTAGTACTGAATCACCTGATGAAAATGTATTAACTGCTGTTAATACCGTTGGGTTACCTAATGTAATTCCTGTGATTACAGCAGATACTTCTAAAGTCCCATCTTTATTGGGATCTTCATATATCAACGTTCCTGTTATAGTGGTATTTCCTGGTGCGATTGTAACATTCGGAAGGGTAGAATTCAGATTGAATCCCGTGATTAAATTTCCGTTTCCACTTCCATCTAATGTAATAGTAGTAATACCAGTATTAAGAGAAGGAACAAGAGAACTAAAAAATCGTGTTAACCTGCCTAGAAGAGAAGTTCCACGTTTACGTTTGACGCGTCCACGCCATTGATAAGCATTAACTAAAGAAGGAAAAGAGGTATTATCAACGTTAAATGGGGTAACGTCATTTCTAAAACCTTTATCATTAAAAGGACCTACAACTATTTTTTGACCCATTTAATTTCCTATAGCTAACCAATATACTTGTTGTTCTGATGATGATGATGAATTAGATATTTGAAATCCAGTTGCGTTAACTGAACCAGGAACAATGAAAACGTTATTTGCTGATGGATCTTCATCAGTATTTTGTGCAATTACTGTTAATTGAACATTATAACAAGCATTTTTAAAATTCTGATTAACTGTAGCAAACAAAACAGTTGTAACAGTATCTCCAGAAGGGCCTACTGGTATTATTCCCCACTGGAGAATAATTGCGCCAACTCTTGCTCCACCTGAAGGTCCTGGTAAAAACGTATAACCATTATTTGCTGCCACAGGTACACCAAATGCCGACGTAGTCATAATAACATTTACACCCGATGTTGCGTCTCTAGTCATATGTAATTCTGAACCTGAAATGCCAGCTGCTGAAAATAATGCTACTTGACCAGCTGCTGTTGTAGGAACACTTGATTGATTGACATAAGTAGATTTATTATGCCATCCACTTCCGTTAACATTGAAAGGAACATGGTCGACTGCAACATAATCTGCGATATGTTGAGTATTAGTTAGCATTTTTGGTTGATCAGCCGAAGGATTGTCTGGGCCAAACGGAACATTATTGTTATATGTAATCATTGTCATGTTGCTGCTCCGTTAATTCCTGTATTTTGTGTTCCACCGTGACCGTGACTATAAATCGTTTGAGTCCTCGTGGCTGTCCATTGTCTCTGACTACGTTTCCAAACCAGATTCTCTTGCTCTCTAAATAATGGCTCGTAGAATTGGAATTGTTCTACATCCCCTGTATCTGAAAGGATCTTTCTAGCTGCTCCACGTGCTATATATTCTGCCATATAAGCGAATGGCAAAGCTTGTGAGGTGCTGAAGAATGCTGCCGGTGTTAAATACGCCTCTATTTCCACTAAATATTGTCGATCTGGAGGTGAACGAAGTGTAATTGTATTATTATAATACAACATTGCTCTTGGCAAACCTGTTTGGAAATATAGATACTGAGCATGAATGTTTTGTCCCAAAGGTATTGCAGATGGAAAAAATACTTGATCAACAAATCCAGTAAGATAGTTAACTACATTTTGAATCGTAAAGACTGTTCCACCACTTACATATGTATCGAAATCTGTTGAGTCGACATCTATTGTAACTGTTGTTGATGTCACTGCAAGTATTTTATATTTATTATTATTAAGTTGAGTCATACCGACTACACCATTAATAATTACAATCTGACCTGCAAAAAACGTTGTAGTTGCAGTTAAAACTGTTGGATTACCTGGCGCAGAAATACCTGTAATTGTAAATGAATTAGCATATCCACCAGGTAAAGGAAGGTTACCAAATGGTGCATTTCCTGGCTGCATTAAGATACCTAGATTGACATCTTGTTGAAGAAACTGACCACTGTCAGCGACTATAACATTAGCACCTGTATTATCAGTTGACGTTAAATAAAACTGAGAATGTACAGAAGTAGTATTCATTGGTTGTATGAAATTATTATTAAGTAATTGTGTACTGCCAATTAAAGGAGGGTCTTGATTAAAACCAGTACTTATAATACCTGCAATATCAATATGTCCACGCAATATGCCTTGAAGAGGTGGAGTATGATGGAAGTAGAATTCAGGCAACACAGGAAGTTTTAAAAAGTAAGGTCCTGGAGTTCCATTACCAATACCTACAATTCTATTATTTTGTACCCATTTAGGCCACTTTCTATAGAATTCATGTTCTTGAGTCTCAAAGAATATTTCTACGCCATTAATATAAGCTGGGCTTAGAAAACCCTGATATACAGGATACATTGCAATATCTTGTGAACCAGGATTATTAGGTGTTTCGGACTGGATGCTATATAATGGCATATTATATTTATCAACGGCAGGTTGAGTCTGAAACTGATAAGTTGTCTTTAAATCAAATAATTGCATGCGAGCATCAACATCCATAATCCAAAATCGATTAATATAATCAATTATCAATGCATCAGTAATAACAGCATTGGAAGGACTTTTTATAATCCTACGTACATATGTAATGACATCACTAAGCATGTTCATTGTTTATTGAAACCTTTTAGTGTTTTAGCTAGATTCGCACGCTTACGTTCCGTAGGATTCTTACTATGTTCAGCTTTTTTAAGTTTGCTTGTAGGAATCTTTTTACCTTCTTTAACGCCTAATTCTTTATGTAATGCACCAGGTTTTTTGATTGCAGATGCAATCCACTTTTCTTTTGCCATTTTTTATCTCAATTCGTAATTAAATTCTGATTCCAAACACAATTTCAAATACATAGATTCATTTTGTGCTAGCATTCCTGATAAATGCGCTTCACGTATTCCCCATTGTTCATCCACTATCATTACATCAAATGAATCTCTTTTAAGACGCCTAAGAAGAAATTTTTTCCAAGACTCTAAATATTTTTTAGCTTCTTTTTTTTCTTCTTCATCATTTTCAGGATAAGTAGCAATCTCGCCAAAATACTTTCTCATTAAAATGTTCCAGCTCCCATAAATACTGATTTACGTTGACTAACTGGAGTTGCATCTAATCTTTGTTTTGTTTTGTCTACTACCATTGTTCCATAGAATTGTCCAGAACTAGATGAATCTGTTAATGTATTTTGCATGCTCATTACATGGTATTTGCAACCTTTGATACGCTCCGCAACGAATCTATGACACCATACTGGCTTATTAACAGGTATCTTCCATTCTTGCGCAGGAACGCCAGGAAAAGGTTTAGTCCAAAAGTCTAACTCTTCTCCGATTATCTCAAGATTTTCAGCAGTGAAATGTACATACTCTTTAGAAAATTCATAATCATCACGATATTTCTCGTTGAATTTCTCCTGACAACCAATAGTTCTATGAGCTTTAATATAAATATCTTTAGACTTCTCAATTTCTTTTTGTGATAACTTAGTTTGTTGCTCCCTATCTTCGCTTGGAGCAGTTTTCATTCTATCCATTGTCATAGACTTTACTTCATTATCAAACTTATCAAATTGCTGTTCTAATTTAACCATTTCTTCTTGTTCGATTGACGGAGGAGGAGTATTTGTTTTTGCCATGTGTTACCTTAAATTTTTAATTTGATTTATAACTTGTTGTTTAAAGAATGTCAAACTCTCTATTGAAAGGATTAGGAGAAATGTTTCTAAAACTTCCTGGGATATGAGGGTGTGTATGATATGGACCGCAAGGGTTGATATGCCCTGTATTTACGTCGCCTATAGCTAATATCTGTGGTTGTGTTGTTTGATTTGATGTTTTAAATGGGTCTATTCCTAACGAATTGATGTCAATTTCCACTTGATTTGTTGCAGGAATAGATATTACGAATCCTGTCCGTCCATTAAGTTGCCTACATCCATTACCTATTTGAATAATCAATCTTACTTCCTGACCAATGGAGTAGAAGTTGTCGTAATCAGTTGTAACTATAGTAGTAAGTCCTTCATCAATTGCTGTGATTATATATCGTCTAGGTTTATACCACTGTGGTTCTATAGGCAAGTTTTGATATGCAGGTACAGGAGCACTAATTACAGTATTTAAACGAACCATTTTACCTCAATTTAAGGGTGAGGATTTTAATCCCCACCCAAATTTATAGACTATCTGTACTGTGTTACAGGTAACACAATATCACTCATCTGGGCTCTCCAATAAATGGTGTCCGCAGCTGTTCCAGCGGCAGCAGCACCTATTACAAATCCCATTAAAGTATTATTCACAAATGCACCCTGAATCGCAGGACCATTAATAGTTGAAGTAAGGGCATTACTAAAACCATTGTACAGTTGCGGTGAAGGATACAACACAGAATTAGCGAAGATCTGATCTCCACCAGTGTTAACGTCTCCAGCAGGTACAACGACAGGGAATTTCTGACCTATAAAGCTTCCAAATGGCTGATTAGCCACGTAAGCTGTAAGTGTTGAAAATACCACATCAATAGTAAATGTTGTCTCAGTTACTGCACGTACATAATGATAGATTGGTGAACCTGGTCTAACCAGATTTGGCAATTCATTTAACTGAACTGGACCCCAAATAGCAGGGATATGAAATCCTACTTCTTGACCAATTTTGAAATTATGCGGAGCAGTTGTTGTAACTACAGTTGCATTAGAAAATACACCTGAACCAGCAGCCAAACCGCTAATATATGTCGCACTTGGTGCGTAAAGGAATGGATACAATACTTTCTTAAATGAAGCATTAGTATTCAAACCACCAGTTGCAATAGCAGTGTAATTAGTACCGCTTGTATCCCAGTTAATTGTAAATGTTGTTGTACTTGGAACCGTTACAACTACGAAAGGAATACCAGCAATTTGTTGCATACCTGTAGTAGTGGTTTCATAAAGGTTCGAAAATACTACTACATTACCTGGAACTAGACCATGGGCAGCAGTTGTTGTAATAACCGGAGCTCCGGCATTCTTAGTTATACCACCAGAAGCACCAAGCAATACAGTTGGACCATATTGCAAAGCTAATGCAGCACGGAATGTTGAAAATCCTGTTCCTGTTGTTGCAGTCACAAAACTTGTTCCATCCGCTGGACCTGCGCCAGTAGTTGTTAAAAATGCAGCTCCTTCGCCCATATTAGATGTCCACCAAGCACGTGTTACGCCAGAAGCTGCCGTTGCACGCGTCGAGTTGTAAATCTCAATAAAATCAGGAATAAAAGGCAATACAACAGCAGTGTTTCCACCCGTTGATGTTACCATACCTGTTGCTAATCTTGAATATTCAGCCATGAGAAATCTCCTAGTAGTTTAATGAACTCAAACGAGTACATAAAAGGTTTCTGATAGCTGTATCTTGTGTTAGGGCTTGCGCTTGAGCAAACTTAACAGCAAGAGTGGCATTTTGGGCCAACATACCACTGTAGTATGGGTCACGGTAAATTAGATTCATTGAGAATCCATCTTGGTTAATGTGTGTGATCCCTTGTTTACCCAACACAGTGTTGTAATAAACGTCTTGACCGTTAGCACTAACACCTCTAGCAACTGGAGCTTCAGAGCTTGTTAGGATACGTGTATTAAACACGGAACCCCACTCAGAAGGCAATGCAGAGGAATTTGTTGGATAGTTCCAGTTGTTCAAAACACCTTGACCAACTAAACTATCAAAATCGGTTTGTAGTTCAGTAGAAGACAACATAAAATATGAGCTTCTTACTGGACCTGTACCGAATCTATCCATACCTTCAATACCTGTCATAAACTTGTAGGCATTGTTAGTATCAAGTGTAGTAGCTACTAATGAGAAATCTGACAAACCTAAGTTTGTTGGATTGTCGCCATTAGAACCACCACCAGCGTTAATTTCTGATGCTGCGGAAACAATATAGTCCCGTAAAATCAAATCCTCTGCTTGGCGCATCGCTACTGCTAAACGCTCTGACACCCATGCCAAAACGCCTTCTTGATCTTGCAGTATTACTTGTTCGTTTATAATACAGCCTGTTCCAAAAAAAGCCATTTGCGCATCGATTATGTCCCTTTGAGGTACTTGCGCAGGCGGATCAATGCCTGAATTACCAAGTTGAACCGTTGGGGGTGTTAGTGCTCTTGGACGCATAAAACGTGCTGTTGTTCCACCATTTGGAGGCATGGATATTTTATCACATACCGTAATCTTTCTGTTACTTTATGACTTACAATATATTATAAGCGGGAAAACCTCTTCGGATTCTCCTCCGTAATTTTATTTATTTTTACGGTTCAGACTGTTGCATACTCTTTCGAGCCCATCGCGCTCAGTCGTTCAGGCTGTATTTAAACTTGCCCCTCGTTACCCTGTCGGGCTTCCGAGTCAATCAGCGACGGTTTTATAACTACATCTATTTATAGTTCATCATTGGTGTAGGCACGTAAAGCATAGCAGGAGCAAGAGACTGTAGGATCATTGGTCCTAACTGGCCTGTTGTTGTTATACTCATTTAGATAACCTCTTAAAGTTTTGAATTGCATAATAATATGCAGTTCTATACAATAGAGATATTCGTTGTTGAATGGTAACGAACCTTTTGTACGTTGTTTTTCTATCCGAATAACCCGAATAACTGGTCTGCGAAACCATATTGACGCAATGCTATTTAACGTTTAGCTAACGAATCTTAATAATATTAAAGGAATTTATTTATGTATATTAAAAAAATTGAAATCGGTTCCCGTTTCGGAACAAGAACTGTAGTAAAAGAACTTGCAGAAAGAAAAAATGGTTACATTATGTACAAAGTTCAATGTGATTGTGGTGATATTGTTGTTCTGAACGGTTCTTATTTGAGAACTAGAAATAATCCATGTAAATGCTGTTCTGCTAAAGCACATACCAAGAAAGGCAAAGATCATTGGGCCTATAAACATGGTATGGCATCTAGAACAAAGGGAAGAGATAGAATATATGCTATATGGGTTGCAATGCGACAAAGATGCAATGATCCTAATGATGTCAATTACCATAACTATGGTGGAAGAGGAATCTCTGTTTGTGTTGAATGGAATGAATTTGATGTTTTTCTTAAAGATATGGGAGAAAGACCTGACGGCATGCAATTAGATAGAATTGATAATGACGGCAACTACTGCAAAGAAAATTGCAGATGGACTGATATTAAAACGCAGGCGAATAATCGGCGTTCTGTGCGTTTTCACGAAATAAACGGTAAGAAGATTAAGAACACACATTTAATGGAAGTTCTAGGAATGAATAGGGATAAATTCAGAAAAGTTGAGGAAAGAAAAGGGATAGAGTTTATTTATAACTTATATCTACAGTTAGAGGATGTTTAACGCGAAGCGCACATAACGTTTGTACTTACGTGATTTCAATATATCAAATTAAATGTTTATATTGTCAACATAATCTTTATTTCACATGGACAAAAATCTTTGAACATTTTTATAATGGTTTATCTAAACAAAAAAGGAATACGAAATGGAACAAGTTCAAAAAACAAATGATTACAATATATTTAACATATTGAGTGGTAATAGGCCTATTGATAAATATCATTTGAAGAAATTAAAGCAATCTATCGAAAAAAGTAATCATCTCAATTTACATCCAATTATAGTGAATCAAAACTTTGAAGTGATAGACGGACAACATAGATTACAAGCTGCCAAAGAACTTGCATGTGAAATATTCTATATAAAATCTGATGTTGTGGCTGAAGATCACCTTATTGATTGCAATGTCAACCAAAAGTCTTTTGAAGTCGAAAACTATATAAATTACTTTGCAGTGAAAGAAAAGAAGGTTGAGTATATTCAGCTTAAGGATATGTTGAAATCCTCTGGATTGAAGCCTAAAGCGCTTTTAACCCTAATTCTAGGAGTGGTAAGTTCTAATATATTGGAATTCTTAAAAACAGGTAAGTTTAAATTTCCTCAAAATCACGATTCAGAAAATGTGATGTGTTTTTTCTTCGATTTTGTTTCCTATACCAAAGACAAAAGAATCAAACCACATAGCATGTTTACAAATCATAACTTTACACGGGCTTTACGTTGGCTTTTAAAAACGACTGGATTCGATTCAGCATTATTTTTCAAGAAACTTGATCTTAGATGGTTTGATTTAAAACCTCAAAGAACATCCGAAGATTGGTATTCACTTCTCATCTCAATCTATAACTTTAAAAATCATAATAGGATTGAAGATGAGCACTCCAAGTAAATATAAAATTGGCGATAAGATTAATGATTGGATTGTCAAAGATATTATTCACGGAAGACGTAGGCCATATATATGCCAATGTAGTTGCGGAATATTAAAAGATAAAGACGCCCCCATTAAAAATAAATGTTGTAAGCAATGTATTAGCAAATATCCAAGAAAAACTAGGTTTGTTCCCTTATGTAATATCGGTGATATATTTTGCGATCGTAAGGTTATAGAAATAGATTATAATTCTAAACGTAATAAATATGTATGCGAATGTAAATGTGGTAAGATTTCTAAAAGGCAATTTTATGCAATAAAAAAACCAGGTTGCCAACGATGTTCTTTAAGAAAAAAAACAAAATATCATATAGGAAAAACATATCAAAATTTGGAAGTTTTGGATATTAACGGTATTAAAAATAAGACAAAGTTAATAGTTAGATGCATTGTATGTAATTATGAGTTTTCAATAACAAAATCTTGCATTTCATCTTCTCGTAAGTGGTGCAAAAATTGTATTAAAGGGAATTATCCCGGGAAAAAAATTGGAATGATAACTTTTCTGGAAAGGAAAGGTGACAGTTTATGGAATTTGTTATGTGAATGCGGAAAAGAATTTTCTAGAAGTGCCAGTGAAATAAAGAATAATAATTTTTCTTGTGGTTGTGATAAAAGAAGTTTAATAATTTCAAAAGCACACAAAAAAATAGGTATTAAATATAAATATTTAAAAATTAGTGGTATAGTCGGTTTTAAAAAAAAACATTTGTATTTAGAGCTTACATGTATATGTAAAAAAAAAATCAAAAGAATGAATGGAAATGAATTTAAAACTTCATCATGTGGATGTAAACGTTATGAAAACGTGCCAAAAGGAGAATTATCACATTTTACAAGATTAAAGAATTGCGATGTTTTATCTTTGAGAGAATTTTATTATGAAGATATATACTCAATCGATGAGTTAATGAAAATTTTTGGATTAAAAAAAGAAGCTGTAATGAATATAATAAATAAAAAAACGTGGAAACATATATGAAATGGCATAGATTTGAAGATAAAATGCCTATCGTAGGAGCAAATATTCTTGTTATTAATACTTCAGACAAGGCCGTTGGAATTATTAACTTTGATTGTCATGCTCACAATCTTGTCACTGATAAAATAGATCATGGTGAATATTATCCAGTAGATTTTTACACAGATAATCCATTGGAAGATATTCAATTTGATATCAAATGTTGTGATTATTGGGCATATCCATCTAGTGTTAAAATTCCAAAATAAAATCGAGTCGGTTACATAAATGTAACCGACTGAATTAAAAATTATTTCTTTTTTTTCATTTCTTTTTCTTTCATGCCTTTAGGCTCTTTCATACCCTTGCAAGACATTTTTTCTTTATGTGATTCTTTCTTTTTAGGCATTTCTTTTTTCTTTTCGTGTTTTTCTTCTTTCTTGTGAGACATTTTTTTTTCCTTAGTTTTTTTTGTTTTCTGTTGATTTGTATCCGCAAAAAGGGCAATACATAATATCTATTTCATAACTATAGCCATCTTCATAGGGATCTCCATCTTCTATTTGGAGACGCAACCTACCCTTTTCCCAACCATATTCAACACATGTCCATTGAGAACATGTGGATTTACAATTATGCTGAATCGGACTTGTAATTTGTTCGTAATTACCGTTAGGTAACATTGCCATTTCTTTTTTCATTAAATATTTAGGTTTTTTTGTAATGCTTTCATTTTTTCATAGGCTGTCTTCTGTCCAGATGCGCTAAAATCTGATTGCGAGGAATACGGTGAGGTTCCTACGCCAGATGGCTGATAGTATGGACTTCTACGATTGGAATCTATTTTGTCTTGGATTGTAGGGATTTTTGCAGCTGGCTTATCAATTCCAAGTTCTTTGATATTCTCGTAGACAAGTTTTTGTCTCTCGAATCCTTCAGGCATTCTAAGAATGCTGTTCGCAAGTTTTGGAGATCTGTCTGCAAATTTGTCTGCATGTTTAAGAACCTCGTAGAAGTCTGGATTGTTTTCTAGCCACATCTCTTGTTTTAACTCCTCTTTAGCTGCTTGCTTTGCATATTCCATGGCTTTTTGGATTTCGCTTTGAGTAGTTTGACCATGCTTTGCAAGGGTTCTATTAAGTTTTTTGTGGTCTACATACGGCTCTGTGTCTTCTTCTTCGTCTTGTGGTCTCTGTGAGTATTGTTGAATCTTTTGTTCTGCTTCTAAACGTGCTTGACGTTCTTGTTCGAGTTGTGCCTTGTATCTGTTTTCTAGCGCACGAAAATTTAGCTCTTTGTCGGTAGGCTGGTTAGCCTGTGTTTGATTTTCTTGTGTCGGAACTGTCATATATTATATACCTTGTGCCTTTAACGCTGGACTGCGGTTAGTGTTTGAGATATAGATAACTTAAATTATAATTTGACGGCAACAATAATGAAAATACAACTACTAGAAACACACGATAGAAAAGAGCATTTGATCAAAGATCAGTCTGCCAATGTATTCCAAGGCGCTGAGGATTGTTTAAAAAATAATCCCTTGTCATTAGCTATTCAAGAAAAGTCGGAGTATATTTATCTTTACGCTCATCCAAGAACTGCTGAGGACGGGGTCAATAAAGCTTTATATTGGCAACCTCGATTATCTATTCCAGAAGCATCGGATAACTCTTACCTATTCAGGGCTATTTCTAAAACAGATATGATAGAAATCGTTTGGATCATTCCTGATAAAGCCATGTGGAAACAGTATCAGAAGGGAAAAGTAACTGAAGATAATCTATCACTTTGGTCTATCAACCAATTCTTACATAACAAAGAGGAACTTGAGAAACCTCATCCAGATGATATGCCAGAAGATCGACAAAAAATGATCTTGCAAGCTATTATTGATGAGAAACTAGCTGATGTTAGGAATAAGAAAATGATGGAAAATATATATGTTAAATGAAGAAGAAGTAAATATATTGGAAGAATTGAATAGAGTTTATTTTCAAGCCACTATGATTTGTGATCCCATTGAATATGCAAATAGACAAAAGAATCTATTGCTCGTTATAGCAAAAATATTATTGATTCCTTTGGATAAACATAAAGCAATAAATAAATTTACCAAAGGAAATATTTAAATGAAATTATCGCCTAAAATTCTTATTGAAAAGTTTTCTTTTTTAAAAAAGTTTGAAGATCAAAAATGGATTTCAGAAATTGCAGCAAAACATGATTGTAATCACAAAGAAATACCGCTAAAAGCAACCCTGGAATTGATAAATGATTTAATTGATTTTATTGATAAAACTAAGTTTAATAGCAATTGGGAGCAAGGTTTTAGCATAAAAGTTCGACTAAGTCAAGTAAAAAGTCTTCTTCTATATTTCTGTGAAGACAATATAGAAGAATCAACTAAAAAAGGATCTAATCTTCAATGTGATAATCCCAATCAGCAGTAACTAAAACTGAAAATGGGATTAGAGGTGATAGTTCTGATTCATCGGAATTTATTACGGTATATCTAGTTTTTCTTTTTCCAAAGAGTTTTACTTCTTCTTCTTTGATTCCGATATATTTTTCGTTAGGCCAAGATTTTAACCTTACTTTTTGTCCTTCGCTCATTTCTTTCATTGCTTCAAAAAAATCCATGCTTTTTCCTTTTGTTTATTTTTATATGATTATTAAGATAAGGTATTGTTTTAATTAATGAAATAAAAAAAGATTAAGCCAAACTCTTTGGAGGAGTTCCCATCTTTTTGTTAGTCATGGTAGGAATTTCACTATAAGAATCACGCAATCTTGCAGTCTTTTGCTTGATTGCAGTACCGTAGTAATCTCCCATGCCAATTTTAGAGGGCGACGAATGCCATTCTTTGGTCTTCTTAACGGGTTTCATCTACCCTCATAGTCTCAAAATCGCTAGTCATAGGCAATGTTGAAACTGTTCTTTTTGGATTGCCTTTATGCCCAATAGGAGAAGCTTGACCCACGCCGTAATTAGTACCTGCATTGATGAAATTACTTGAACGTTGGTCATATTGAGGACATCTATAATCCCACGGAGAATTCTTGCCATCTTTTGGCTTATCTTCCTCTCTCTGTGTCTTGATCTTGATAGGATCGGAAAAGTGAGATTTAGAATTGATGCGTTGGCTTTTTTCTTTCATAGTAATCCTTTAAAAGTGAAGAGAAGGCCCTTTCGAAAGCTTATAATGCTATAAGCCTTTCCCTTACACGAATTAGTTTCTGTAATTTGGCTGCTTCATTGGATGCTGTTTAACTTTCTTTGTGCCTTCAACCTGACCAGCTTTGATCGCTGCTGATGTATCTTCATACTTCATGACTTCGCCTGCGCCTTCTGCACTAGATTCATCTTTAGTATGAACGCCTTTAGGAAATGTTGGAGAACCCTTACCCGCGAAAAACGCATGGTCATCAATTCTCATTCCACCTGACTTCTCTTTATCCATTCTTTGACCGCTGCCTGCCATATAAACCTACATTGTTTTGTGTCTTTAGTGACAACTATTTATTTAATATAACTAAACCATTTCCTGACTTTGTTGTCCAGATTCTTGTTCTTGTGGTTGCTGCTGTTGATTTCGTTCAGCTTCTTGCAGCGTATCCATACCCAGATTTAATATTTGTTCCATGAATTTATTAGATTCAGTGCGTCTTTGGACATCATCTTTCTCTTTCTCTTCTTCTGATCTAATATTGTACTCATCAACTGTTAGTTTATTGTCTGCATACTCTGTTTCAATCTGACCAAATCGCTGCATATTATCAAGAAGGGATGTTAGTGCAGCTTGTTTCTCTTTGAGTGAAAGAGCTCTGTTGCGTTCAATCATGCTTAGACGCTCTTCATAGAGTCCTAAATTGGATTCACTACGGCTATGATCTTCACGTGCTCTAGCAATGTTTGCAGTAGCTTTAGAATATAGTTCTTTAAGTTTAGCATTCTCAAATGCATGTTTGAGCGTATAGTCTTCTTGCTGCATTTCTTGTGCTTGTTGTTCTTGTTGTTGTAGGAACTCAAGAATCTCCGCTTTACCTTGTATATTCATGTCTTTAATAATCATACTAGGCGGTATTACTTCGCGCCCAAATGTAGTGTTGATATCGAGCATCTGCTGAGCTTGTATATTACGTTGAGTTGAAGTTAGTAGTCCTTCTTCGACTATCGTATGATACTTAGCAAACACTCTAGAGTAGAAATGCGGTGAAGGCTCTTCGCCAATCATCATGCCAACTTTCTCTGCATTCCAATTGTACAGTACGATTTGTAGTAGTCTCTCTCCAAGTAGTTTTAATGAATAATCCCATTGATCGAAGTATTTCTGGAATACCATCAAGTTTGAGGCTTGTTTCAACAGCATTGTAAGGGATGAGATTTGTTTATCCTGCTGACCTGACCAATTCTCCATGTCTATACCAGACGTTTTGAATATTAAGTCTGATAATTGTTGTGCTAAAGCTAGATCAGATTCAGGAACAGCGCTAGGAATAATCTTTTGGACATCTGTTAACTCGTAACCTTCATTGATAATGACATCCCAACCTTGTCCAGCTTTCTTGAGATTATCCTCATTAGCTACAGCACCGATCTTACGCATCCATCCAGCGTTAATAGTAGCTTCAGATATATCTAAATTGTTGATTATCTTATGGTTAAATAAGTATTGAGGTGAACGCATGGTATATGTCAAAGAGCGTGAGCGAAGGTCATAGTAATTAATGTGAGGGTCGTAGTTCCAATAATTTGGAATAAAAGGGCACTCTGGACCATCCCAAAGAGGGTTTTCACCAATGTACATTAGTTGATCATTGAGCACTGTTGCTAGTTTCCAGCATGGTATTTCAACGGTGACTTCTTCCATATCATCGATAGCATACAGGATTTGTTCTAAGTTCTCATCTCCTCCGGCATAATCAAAAAACTGATTGCGTTTGCGACTATATAGGCGCTTTTTTTTCTTTTTCCACTTATACCAGACGTAGGATAAAACCATGAGGTCATTTCGGGCCATATTGTAATTTTCCGGGAGGAAATAGAATGATCCATATCTTTGTGGACTCCCTGCCATCGGCTTTACTTGCTGTATCTTATCAGGAAAACGACTCTCTGCTTCATTCTTACTTATATATTCCTGACACCAAACAAACTGAGCATCGGACATATCAGGATTGCGGAAGTAAGGATCTATAAGAAACGAGTTGTATTCCCATACTTTAACTTTAAGTTGGCCTTGAGCTGGATCATCACCAGTATAATCTAAATATGGTTGCATCAAATTCATACCAGCCACGGCAGCTAATTCGCAAGACTTAGAATATGTCTCGTTGATTCCCTCTTTCTGGGCCACATTCATTATCAGTCGTGTGTATTGATCTGTAGTGTGAGGATCTGCGCCATCTGTAGCTTGGTACTTAATAGACTTACGATGTTGACGTTGATAGCCAGTAACCATGTTGATAGGTTGTTGGACCAAATTGAAGTAATACTTTTGATTAGTACTTTGACTTACGTTAAAGTGTCGATTAACAAATGTCTGTGCACCGGCGTAGAATAAAGTGTCAATGTTCGCCTGATTCCAACGCGCTTGTTCCAAAGGCATAAACTTAGCATAGAGATTATCCAGCCAGTGCCTGACATTGCCTTGATTGGGCTCTACATTGTTTTGCCATGGAGCGATATATAAGCCGATAATAACCTCTAAATCAATAAGAATTACTTGATCGAAACATTATCATTAAAGCTTTAATTATGCAATCTGGATGATGTAAAGCGGTTTTACATCGTAGGCTTATTCAAATATACAAATGTGTTCATCATCGTCATCAAATATTGAATCTCTTCTAATTTGAAATTATTATATTTACAATAGTTGATGAATATTTTTTCAAAATCTTTAAATCCATTAGATTTTATAAGATTTTCCATAGAAGGTGGCCATTTTTCCATTATAAATCACTCGTGAATCGTTTTTTTACATTAATTGACCATCTTCCACATAACCATAATACTTTTTACTAATCCAATATCTATGTCCTTGAGTGATACAAACGCAATATTGCGCTTTATGTGAACAACAATTACTTTTTGAAGATTTGATATATTTCTTTTTGGACATCTTTTTCATACTAGAAATCACTTTGAAAACGTTTTCGTTTGTAGTCTTCAGGATTGTGTTTATAGGGGTTGTACGTTTGGACTTTATGTGTGGCCATTACATAACGTAAAGCATCTACCGCGTGATCGCCTTTCTTGACAGGGGCGTCTTCACCTTGCACACTCTTTTTCGTATCCCAAACGTAATTCTGGATTTCTTTAATGAGGTTCTTACAGTCACGCAGAATGAATAGGTTTCCCTTTGCCATTTCTGATGTCATTGCTTCTATTCCCGGGACAACATCGTTATTTGCATCTATAGTGTGTAATCCACGTCGCCCCATATCAACTTTAAAATGTGCAGCACTTGGGTCAATGTAAATCTGCTTTACACCATACGGCTCTAGGAATGCTTCGATATCATCCGCGAACTCTGAGTTTGTTTTTTGCTTACCAGTTTTCTTGCAGTCCCAATAGTATTCTTTTTCTACCCACATGCATTTACCTGTTTGCGTATATTTACCAGTACTTACGCCTACCAAAACACAGGCAAAAGCGTTGCTAACGCCGTAATCAATACCAGCAACCCAATATTCAGCAGCACGAGGAGGAATAGCAACAGTATGAATGTCTTTGTCGAAAAAGTCGAAAATGGCCCCTTCGGCCATGCACCACAGACCCAGATAATTACGCTTATAGAATATACCACTAAGAGAATTTTTAATACGCTGCTTATAGTTATCATCGACATATGGATTGTCTTCTAGAGTAAAATGTAATGCGTAGTAATTAGGATCGCCTGCTTCTGCAAGATCAATCCATTTTTTGATTTTATGCTCCGGATGCGATGGATTCATTGTGGCGAATCCCATCGAATGTGGATTGCTAAGACGTGTATCGATCATGTCTATGATAGATTCAGGATAAAGCGTCATCTCATCGCACAGAACAAGGGACATTGTTTTACCTTGAAATTGCCCTATTGCGCCTTCATCTTTTGCACCAAGAGTCTGTATAGACTTGTCTTTGAACTTTAATTGACGCTTACCCGCATACCAAGTACAGAATGGTCTGAACACCATGAACTGATCACTTTCAAGTAATAGACGCACCACGTTTTGATAGATAGTTTCACTAGAATGACCGACCATGAATATTTGTGAATCGGGACATGTTTCCGCTGCGTGCATAAATGCGTAAATAGACCCCACGGTCTTTCCTGTACGAACTGAACCATGCGCTATATTCCATTTCGCCGTGCAATTCTCGATGAATTCAACTTGCTTTTTTGATAGTAGTTCTTGCATGATGCACAGCTTACAATATTATTGAGGGTATTTCAATGTTAAATAAAGAACAACTGAATGAAAAATATATGGAGCTTCGAAAAGATTTTGATAAAATATATCAAAAAGTTCCCATTGATATGCCTCTTACCTATACAAATATCATCGACAGAGACTATGAAAAGTGTCTCGTGGATCAAGTTAGGAGAGTAGAAAATGAGAAATCGAGCTAAATGTAAATTGTGTGAATCAATCATTGAAAGTTTTCACTCAACGGATTATGTGTCGTGCAAATGTGATGAGATATCAGTAAGCTGTGGAGAGGCTCTATACTGCGCAGCAAAAGACTGGAACAACTTTATTCGTGTGGATGACATCGGTAACGCAATAGTGCCGACAATTAAAGATACCTCCTCCACACTATCGCTACAAACAGAATATGCAGAAAGACCAACGAAAAAACAACTTTTAGACATCCTTCATGACATGATAACGAACATGGAAAATCTACCACAGAATGCCTTGACGGGTTACATTAATCATTATGATTTGTTGTCGGTGCTTTTATTAGTCGAATCTCTCTTCCTAGTAGACTGTAAAGCTGAAATCTGTGATATCAAAGAGTGATATTGTTGTTTAATCTCTTCAGGAACTGTATCGAGGGCATCCGATTTGAGTTTGAGTTCATATTCGATCAGAAGTTTTTTCATCTCTAACTCATCAATTCTTTTCTGTTTAACATCTGCATCTTCTTGCTCTACGAGATCTTTATAGTAGACTCTCATCCATCTTTCAGAGATACCATTGCGCACATTAGAATCTTTATCTAGATACTTACGTCCCACAATCTTAAGGGCTTGCTCGTAATAGGGAAGGAATTCTTTAAGTTGAATAAATGCTTTCCACTCATTATAAGTAAAGCCTTTAGAGATGGTATACCAATCAGAAAGATGCAGAATAGATTCTTGGTTTTCTAAGCACCATTTAACCATTTCTTTACCTAAAGAAATCATTTCATCTGGTGAAAGTGAAACTGTGCGAGGGCAACCAGCTGGCATTATTTTCCTTATTTTATCTCTGTACAAACCATATAACATTTATTTTTATTGTGAAAGTGAAAAGAAGCGCTTGCTATAAATAGATATCTTGTGCTATATTGTAGTTATCAAAGCAAAAGAGTAACGATTAGCAGTGTGTGGATAAGATCGCAGAGTGTGAAAGAAGAAAATTGCGAGATAAAAAGGAATGAAAAACAAAACAATAAAGGGAAATAAAATGTTCGCAATGTATTATCCATCTAATAAAGAAGTTAAAATCGGTGAAATATTACCATTTGGTCAAATAAAAGTTGAGGTTTTGAAAATAGTAGGTCCTTTTTATTGGACAGTGAATGGACAAGAAAAATACAAATTAACTGTACGAAAGGTTTTAAATGAGGAAGCAAATAATAGTTAGATTGGACGAAGAGTTATTAAAGCAATTCAAGTTAAAACTTGAAAGAGAAAGTAAAACGATGACATTATTTTTGCTAAACGCTATTAAACAGTATGTTAAGGGCCATAGTAGTCGTTAAATTCACTGAAAGGAGAGGTTAAGACTTCTCTTTCAGTTTTTTTTTAGATTTATCAACTATTTTGTCGCGAGTTTTATCTTTAGCTAAGACTTTTTTGGTGTCCTTTTCAAGCTTTTGCTCTTTTTTAATGAGTAGTTTATAACTTTTGTCCATAGAGA